TGGACGGCCATATGGTCGGCCGCGTGGTCGCTCCGTATGTCGACGAGGAAATGGGCTCCATGTCTAACCTGAAAGCGAGGTACGCATAATGCCATACGCCTACGCCGTGTTTGACGGCGAGAAGAACACCTTTGAGGATTGGGGGTTGATGCTCTCCCGGGTATCAATCTCTGATCCGGAGCCCCAGATCATCACGACGGACATACCCGGAAGGAATGGTCCGCTGGATCTGTCCGAAGTGCTGACCGGGTACATGACTTACAAGAACCGGAAGATCGAACTGGAATTCGATGCTTCGTCCAGCTACGACGAGTGGCCAGAGCTACGGTCGAAGATATCGAACTACCTGCACGGAAGAAACAGATCGATCGTGTTTGACAACGATTCGAATTATTTCTACTACGGCCGATTCACGGTCGACCATAGGCTCTCAGACGAAGCGACAGCGACGGTGGTCATCACCGGATCGGTCGATCCTTATAAATACACCAGAGAACTCACCGAGGTATCCCTCATTGGACCGGCCACAGCGACGATATATGGTTCGCGGATGCCGGTCGTTCCGACGATCACAGCGGCATCGAGCACGACCGTTACATTTAATGGTACCGTTTATTCGGTTTCAGCCGGCGCGAATGTGATTCCCGGGGTGTGCTTGACTGAGGGTGAGAACACTCTGGTCTTCGCCGGCGGCGGAAACATAACGATATCCTACCGAGGAGGGTCGCTCTAATGTATCAGATCAAAGTCTTTAACGGGACAAACGAGTATTTCCTCTATGATCCCCGTGTCAAGGAGTATACGGTCACGGCTCCGAAGCTGGCGCTCGAGCTCAACAAGTCCGGGACGCTGACCTTCGGAGTGCCTGACAAGCATCCTAACCGTGCGCAGATTCTTACGCTGACCTCGGACATCATTGTGTATGAGAACGGTGTTGCGATCTGGTACGGGCGATCGATCACTAACGAGAAAGACTTTTATAAGACCGGTCAGGTCACGTGTGAGGGCGAACTCGCATTTCTCTATGACTCGATCTATCGGCCTTTTTCTTACGCCGGAACAATCGAACTGTTTCTGACGAACCTGATCAACAATCATAACAGTCAGGTCGAGGACCGGAAGAAGTTTACACTCGGCACGATCTCGGTAATCGACTCAAACGGGAATGTAGCCCGGAGCTCCGAGGATGCCCTCAAGACGCTCGATGTTATCCAGACGCGCCTTATCAACACCAACGGCGGCTATCTGCGCGTGCGCCACGTAGGGGCTGTTAGATTCCTCGACTATGTGGCGGACTTTGGGAACACGGCACCACAAGTGATCGAATTCGGGAAGAACCTGATCGACCTGACGCAGTTTATCGACGCGACGAAGGTCCGGACATGCCTGATCCCATACGGCGCGGAGATAACCGGATCCGCAACGGGCGAGCGCGTGACGATCGAGACCGTGAACGGTGGTCTGGATTATGTTTCCAACGCTGGCGCGGTTGCATCATACGGGCAGATATGGGAGACGGTTACGTTTGATGATGTGACACTCCCGGAGAACCTCTTGGCCAAAGCTCAAGCCTACCTGGGCGAGCTGATCGCATCATCCCTGACTCTTAAACTGTCCGCCGTGGATCTGTCCGTGCTTGGCGTAGAGACCCGGATCAAAATAGGCGACTGGGTACGCGTCCGATCAACTCCGCACGGCCTCGACTCGCTCTTCCTGGCGTCGGCCTTGAACATCGATCTGGCCGCTCCCGAAGCGACGAGAATATCGTTCGGAAACACGAAGCAGTCCTTCACAGCGCAGAACAATCAGAAGAAACTTGAGGTATCCAAGGCCGTAGATGACATGAATGCACGGGTACTCTTAGCCACACAGCTGATCACGGGATGCGTGGGCGGGAATGTCGTGCTGGACCCGCCGGAGAAACCGACGCGTATCCTGATCATGGACACGCCGGACATCGCTACGGCTCAAAATGTTTGGCAATGGAATGCGAACGGACTCGGACATTCTTCGACAGGCGTAAACGGTACCTATACGACTGCATGGACGATAGACGGGCACTTTAATGCAGATTTCATTGACGCCGGCACGCTGATCGCTTCGATTCTCACTAACGACAGAACGGATCCCGAGTGTTGGGCGACTATCGGAGAGGCGACTTTGGATGGTGTTTTGTGCAGGGGCTTTTTTTTGTACCGGAAAAGTGTTTCGGAAACTGTGCCAGCGGCGCAACTTTTGATCAATACTGCGGGCTCTATCCTTTTGTTTGATAAGGACGGAAAGCAACGGTTTTCCGTCGAAATAAATGGAATAACGAGGCTTTTTGACTCAAACGGGGTCGCGAGGTTATATTTGGACCCTTCGTCGACGAGGCTTTTTGACTCAAACGGGGTCGCGAGGTTCTATTCGGACCCTTCGTCGACGATGCTTTTTGACTCAAACGGGGCCGTGAGGTTCTATTCGGGCCCTTCGGCGACGAGGCTTTTTGACTCAAACGGAAAGGGCGTCTTTGAATCAAATTTTTCGCAAACGATTATTCGTCGATCCGGTTCTCTGGACAATGCCATCCTTCTTTCCGACTCGGCAGCATATCTCATCTTAAACGGTGTTCAGCATCCAATCTCGTACACGTAAGGAGGCAATATGTCAATATTTAACAAAATTCTAACGATCGACTTCGGAAACAGCTCGGACCTGCCGGAGATCAAGCTGGTACAGGGCGAGGAAGCCGCGCGGGTGGTCCACCTGAAGCTCGCGGATGCGGGCGTAGCGGTCAACCTGACCGGTTGCACAGCGCGGATCTACATCTTGCCCTGCGGTGAGACTACACCGCTTTACGAGGATCTGACAGTCATAGCGGCCGCGGCCGGAAAGTGCGATTACACGGTATCTGGTAACACTGCGGCCACCGCCGGCGCGGGTAAGTTCTGGATCGAGATCATACAGACGGGATCTCCGGACCCGCTGGCTGTCGGGTACTCCAAAGAGGGTAAACTCACTGTCGCGGCAAAGCAGGACTTCACGGGCGCGATCATAGGTAGCACGGTATTCTCGGCATTGACCACAGCCCTGTCGACAGTACAGACCTATCTCGGTCGGATTGTAGCGCTAGAGAGTTCCCTCTCCGGCTGGATCCCCATATCCGAAACACTGACCTATGCGTCTGCCAATACTATTACCGTTGCTTCCGGTGCGGCGGAGCGTTATCAAAAAGGGGACAAGATCAAATTTACCCAGCACAGCGCACAGAAATACGGATATATCGTAAGTGTTACCGATACGGTATTAACGTTTACGGGGGGGTCGCAGTGGGCCGTGGAAAACACTGCTACCTATCCGATCACTAGCGTTTCTATCTCGCGCGCGGAAAATCCGAAGGGGTTCCCATCGTATTTTCCATTTGGCATAGCGTCCTGGTCAACGACGGGGACGGCATTTACGAATCCTCCAATAATCACCGGCGCCTATTTTAGCATCATTGGTGGACGGGTCCGTCTATGGATGATGTGTCTTAGCAATGTGAACTCTGGTGGAACCGGTATCTTTGTTGCAACCCCCGTGGCTAATCAGTTGCCGCCGGGAATCGGCTACGCCCCCGGGAGCTGTTCCGTGCTACTATCCGGATACGGCGGATATAGCGCCGTGTATAACGGGACTATTAGATGCTCTAAAGTCGACGGGACTGCGATCGTCGGAAACAACGATTACTTTGCAGTGACACTTGATTACTTTTATTAGGGCCTTTGAGTCTTTTTTAGGCAACTTGTTCCATTTTGGAAAGAGTTCAAAAAATAAGAAAGTGAGTAGATGGGATGGAGATTGAATGTGAACAGAGGCTAACCAAAGTCGAGGAATCGACTAAATCCGCACATCACCGACTGGACACGCTCGAATCCGGACAGAAGGAGATACGCGACTTAGCGCTGTCGGTGAACACGCTGGCATCGTCGGTCAAACAGTTGTGCGAAGACGTGACGGACGTCAACGGGCGCGTGAAACTGATCGAGGAAAAACCGGGGACAAACTGGGAGAAATTGATTTGGATCGTAATAGCCGCCGCGATAGGTATCGCGGTAGGAAAATTGTTCTAAGGAGGGCAAAACCGTGAAAGAATCAACAATCAAATGGATCAAAGCGGCAGGGATCAGGGCGGCAAAGACATTCGCGCAGGCGGCTATTGCGGCAATCGGAACAGCGTACGCAATGGGGCAAGTCAATTGGGCAATGGTCGCATCTATCGCCGGTCTCTCCGCGATTCTGTCCGTGCTGACTTCCATCAAGGGCCTGCCGGAAGTTCCGCAGGAAGAAGGGCGGGTAGAATGAACGGCATTGACGTATCGCATCATCAGGGGAAAATTGACTGGAAATCGGTCGCAAAAACCATACAGTTCGCTATCATCCGGTCGAGCCACGGCAAGCACGAGACGGATCGGTGCTGGGAGCAGAATTACGCGGCGGCGCGTCTCGCAGGCGTGCCGATAGGCGCGTACCATTATTTTTACTATGGCAACAAACCGGCGTTTGACGAGGAAGTGCAAAACTTCTTGAACCATCTCAAGGGCAAGCATTTCGATCTTCCGGTATTCCTCGATTTCGAGGAAGAGGGCAAAGAATACGATCCGCCTCTTGGAGCAATTGACCGAGTAACGCTGACAAATTGGGCGATAGAGGCATTCGAGAAAATTCGAGCTGCGGGCTTCCGTCCGGGATTGTACGCCAACGCCTATTGGATGTGCAAGAAGCTCGACATGTACGCGATCCCGAAAGACGTCTGCATATGGTGTGCGGATATTAACGGCGTCATTGATTACACGGGCAGGGTAGACATCCATCAATACGACTTTCACGGCACAGTGCCAGGCATCGCGGGTGGCGGGGTAGACCTTGACAGGTCGCTTTGCTCTGATGCCTTTCTGTTTGGGCGGGCTGTTCTCTCCGGTCATGTTCAGAATCTTGGATGGCAAGATGGATCACAGACGATTGGCACAGTCGGACAGTCGCTCCGGCTCGAGGCGGTCAAGATCGATCTACCTGGCATCGAGTACCGCGCACATGTTCAGGACTTGGGCTGGTTGGACTGGGTCGCATCGGGCCAGGTAGCCGGAACCACCGGCGAATCGCGCCGCATGGAAGCGATACAGATTATAGGGCCGGTTCAGTACCGTGCGCACGTACAGGATATCGGGTGGATGGATTGGGTCAACTCCGGAGAGACAGCCGGAACGACCGGTCAGTCGAAACGCCTAGAGGCGATCGAGATCAAGATGCTA